TGGCAACGGCCTTGGCTTGTGCGGCGTATGCAGAACAGTTGCAACCTAGACTGATTGCTCAGAAGATTACCCGCCATGTCAGCCGTGTCCAGGATGACAGCACGCCAGAGCAGATTGCCGTAGGTCGCAATGTGTCCGATTACCTAAAGCGTATCGGGATTTATGGAAACCAATAAATTTAAAGACATTACCGTTGTTGCTGTTTACGGCAATGGCAAAGGTATGGACGCTGTTCCTGCCATTCGCAAAACCCAAGCGGCTTTGCCAGGATCGCAAGCCCTGTTGATTACCAACGAGCCACTGCAAACTGACATACCGCAAAAGCTCTTAGGTTCGCCCATGAGCTATGAAGGCTACAGCGACTTCATGATGTACCAGCTTCATGCCTACATAGAAACAGAGTACGCCCTGATTGTGCAGCACGACGGGTGGGCGCTCAATGCAGAGAACTGGCGGGATGAGTGGTTTGAGTACGACTATGTTGGTGGCCTAACCCATGCCGGTCTGACTGAAGACAATGAGTTCATGCGGAACTACACTTATGTGGGTAAGCCCAACGTCAAGATTGTGCAAAACGGGGGCTTTAGCCTGAGAAGCAAGCGGTTTATGCAAGCCATGACGTATTACGGCATTACTTGCCAACGGTTTAACCTGCAAATGCTCAACAATGAGGACATTCAGCTTTGCTGCTTCCTAAGACCGTACCTAGAAGCGGTGGGAATGCGGTTTGCGCCAGAACATGAGTCAAAACTGTTCTCTTTTGAGCATTTATCGCCAATAGTCCATGCTGATGTACCGTTTGAGCGTATTTTTGGGCATCACAGTCGGTTTAGAAAGCTAACCGGAGAAAATACGATGGATTGGCTACTTACAGACAATGAAACAAAGGAAATAGCACATGAAACCGACGTTTATGAGTTATTCCATCACTATGGATACAGAATCACACACAGAGAGAGAACGGGCTGAAGTAATACCCAAGGCTGAACTCAAGGTTTTGGTAAAAAGGCTGCTTTTAGACAAGAAAAAGCTCATTCCAACGCGATTATTCGCAGAATTATGTGGATTAAGCCGCTATCACCTACATGAAACCTTCGTTTTAGACCGCAGACCTATATCAGAAGTGGTGCAAAGGCGTGTTTCTAGGGCTTATTGCCTATGGAGAGATGGCAAAGTGAGGGTAATGGTGCATTACGGACGCAAATATCTGGAGTACAGGAAGGAACCAAAGCCCGTAGCAGTGCGCGGATATGGACTTCAGGCCACTTCAGAGGGCATAAAACTTAAAATAGGCCTTAAAAACAAGTTTGATTATAGTGATTATCGGTTAGATGAGACATTAAAGGGGAGGTAATTATGGCAGTATTACACGATTATAAGTGCGACTTGCATGGTTTCTTTGAGGCTTGGGAGCCTGTTTGCCCAGATGGGTGTACAGAGAACGTCCAGATGGTTTTTTTGCAGCCCGTTGGGATGAAATCCGATACAACCAAGCACAACGACAAGACCATTAACCAGTTGGCGCTCGACTTCAACATGACAAATATCAAGTCTGCGCGTGAAGGTGAGAATCAGTCTGGCTTTTACACAAGGAATAATAAGCCAGCACCTAAAGATTTACCGCCACCGCCCCGCGAATCCCGTCCTGGCGATGCAGTGATGTGGGGAAATGCTGGCGGCAAGTTGAATATGGATACTTTGTTAAAAGGAAATGCTTTCAGATCGGTTGCCGGAGAAAGCGTAGGTGTGTCACCATCTACCTTGGGGAACTTGACAACACCCATGACCGCGAGTTATATGCAAGATCATGAAAACCTACAGGTTTCAAAGCCATGAGAATCCCATCTGAACCCCTACAACGGCAACAGTTCTATCTCGACCTGATAGAAAAATGCCTAGTGTCAAAAGGGGAGCGTAAAGCTGACTATGCGGCCTTGCGCTCTTATTTTTTGTTTGGCGCGGCTCCTGAAGAACCGCCAGCCATCTTTAATAAAATCTACCCGCACATTGACCAGTTGAGTAGCTTCCTCTACTCAGCAGAAACAACGCGATTCTCATTGGACTTGGGCGCATCTGTGCCAGCACTTGAGTTGACGCGCACACCGTCAATGGCACACAAGCTAAACGACGAATGGCTGAACTCCAATACGGATCAAGTTTTTTCTAATGCGCTGAACTGGTCACTGTGTTTCAACACAACTTTCGTCAAGCTGGTAGTCAATAACGGCATTCATCCGTACATGATCGACCCAGGCGCAATGGGTGTTCTGCGTGAAGATGTGCCGTACACAGATCGACAAGAAGCCTTAGTACAAAGTTACTACATTACTAAGTCTGAACTGTACGCCCGTCTGTGGTCGCACCCACGCCGCGATGAAATTGTCAAACGTGTTAGCTCATCCTTTCATGAGCAGACAACCGATATTCCAGAAGGCATCGACCGCATCATCATGTCGCAGACAAACCCGAACATGATGGGTACAGTCAATCTCGACTTGTCAGGTATGAATCGCTACAAGGCGCGAGTTGCCGAAGACACTGTAGAGATGCACGAACTCTGGGTGTGGAACGACGAAACCAGTGACTATCAGTGCGTCACCATTGCTGATCCTGACGTAGTGATCTATGACCGTCCTGGCGAATCTATGTTCTTGAAAGGCGAGTTGCCTTTTGTGCAGCTTTGCCCGAACCCACAGTACGACTACTACTGGGGGCAGTCAGAAGTACAACGTTTGGTATTCCTGCAAGCACTTCGCAATAAACGCATGACGGAGATTCTGGACTTGTTATCAAAACAAGTTGATCCTCCAACTGCACTGATGGGATTCACAGGCATATTGGATGAAAAGAATTTTGCACTTAACCGCGCTGGCGGTCTTCTTGCTAGTGATATGCCAAGTGCAAAGGTCGAACGCCTTGGCCCTAATATTCCCAATGATCTTTTTGAAGTAATCCGTGAAGTCGATGTAATGTTTGCAGAAGCCTCCGGCATTACACCCGTGCTGGCAGGTCGCGGAGAATCTGGCGTTCGCAGCCAAAGCCATGCGTCTAGCCTTGCCCGTCTAGGTTCTTCTCGCGCTAAGAAACGCGCTTTGGTTATTGAAGATTCTTTGGAAAAAGTCGCTACGTTGTACATGAAGTTGATTCAAAAGTACGATACAACGCAGCTACTGGATTCAGAAGGCAATAAGTTTATTCCTTCGCAATTCACTAACGACTATGTTGTCAAAGTGGATGCCCACTCTAACAGCCCAATCTTTACGGAAGACTTGCGCCAGATGGCGTTCAGCCTCTTTAACGCTGGCGCTATTGATCGTGAATCCCTGCTTGACCTAATTGAGCCACCCATGAAACAATTGCTCAAAGAGAAATTGAAAATTATGGAGCAAAAGCAGGAACAAGCTCAGATGATGCAAATGCAGCAACAATCTCAGCCAAAACCTCAAGGCGGTCAACCGCCGGAGGAACCACCTCAGATACCGGAGGCAGCATGAACAATCCAGGCATCATTACCCCAAAAGCTGACCAGCCAAGGGTAACAACAGAGAATTTGCAAAGGGGTGAACAAGCTCCTAGCTTGCAGTACAAAACCAATAGCTTTCGTACCTATACACCCCGTACAGAAAACCGTAGTTATTCAGGCCGCATTTCCAGATAAGGAGTTGCAAAATGAACAAAACAGCAAAGCGCGGTAGAAAATGCCGTCGATAACTTGACAAAAGCTATTAAGTTGGGTATTCCTATCGAAAATTTTTATCGAGGTTGATATGGGCGTTCCTTCCGACGAACTAATGAAGTTGATGGAAAAACAGCAGAAGAAACCAAAAGTCGAAGTTGAAGTAAAGACTGACGGTGAGGAAGCTGAGGAAGAAGTCGAAGAAGAAGGTATGAGTGGCGCTGATACGCCGCCTATGTCTTCACCCATGTCCACCCCAGAGCCAGCTATGGGTTCCAAAGAAGGGGCAATGGTCAATATTAGTTTGGCTGTTGATTTGATGAAGCGTTCACTGCCTGGCATTGGCGCTGATTCTGCCGAAGGGCGCAAGGTACTGGCTGCGATGAAATCTCTTATGTCCGTTGTTGGAGAGCGTAAAGACAGCACTGAAGAACTCAAACAATCGGAGATTTTGCAAATGTTACAATCGCTTCCGCAAGCTGGTGGTCAATCGCCAGAGGGCAAGGCGATGGCAGCCGCGCCAGCGGTTCCTGGCATGATGTAATTTTTTGAGGAATCCACGATGGAACTTTTTAAGCCTCGCGGCGCAGCCGCACCCCGCAATCCTACTGACAACAATCAGCAGAACGGGCAGATAGTCAACACACCTCGTTTCGCAACTATGGGTGGTCTTACAAACGCTGCTAAAGCGGGTGCTAAGAACAAGATGATGGTTGAGAAACCAGGCGGCAAGCGCATCATTTAAGGTGCGCTTTTTTTGTTTTACGAATAGGGGATAACCATGTCACTTGAAGACCTGACACTAGAAGCGCGTGATGAACTTGCAGCATTGTCTCGACAACTGGCTGAGAATCCAAATACCCGCAAAGACTTTCTGCGTCTGACAAAGAAAGTTAAGCCGGATATGCCGATTCCAGAACTGGAAATCGAAGATGCAACAAATGCAGCAACATCACAAATGCGCGGAGAACTTGAATCTTTGCGTAATCAGATGCGCGAAAAGGATGCGATTGAAGAACTCAACCGCCGCCGTTCAAAGCTCAAGGCTAAAGGTCTGATTGAAAGATATGAGGATATTGAACAAGTGGAGAAAGTAATGTTGGAAAAAGGCATTACTAACCATGAGGCAGCGGCTGAATACTGGTCGTTTATGAAACAGGCAGCTACACCAACACCTACTGGCTACAACCCGTCTGCAATCAAGGGTTTCAACCTTGACCAGTTCTGGAAGAACCCAGTTCAGGGTGCTAGAAATGAAGCTGCTGCTGCATTGAATGAATTGCGTCGCAATCCAAAACCAATAGGATTGTGAGCAAGTAGGGGATATTTTTAGATCGGAGATAGATTATGCCTATTGGTGGCGGCATTCTTCCGGCTTCGGGTTCCACTCAGTTTACTGAGTTGACCTACGTTACCCGTAGGGCATTTATCCCGAAACTGGTCGTACAACTTTATAACTCGACCCCGTTGATGGCAGCGCTGATTGCTAACAGTCAGCAAGCCTCTGGCGGTGTTTCCTCTGTAACCGTTCCTGTTCAGGGTTCGCAGTTTGTGAACGCTCAATGGTCAGACTACAGCGGCTCGTTCGCTCAACCGTCTGTCCAGCAAGGCGCTTATAACGCTGAGTTCAACCTGAAGCTGATGATTGCTCCAGTACCCTTCCTGGGTATGGAAGGTGCAGTTCAGCAGGATGCAGCCGTTATCCCTCTGATCGAAGCTCGCATGAACGATGCGACCAACGTGATGATGGATGCGATGGCAACCTCGCTGTACAACAACACAAGCAATAACCAGCAGTTTATCGGTCTTCCTGCCGCTGTGTCGGATTCTGGCACTTACGGCAACATTGATCGTTCGACCTACACTTGGTGGAAATCCAAGCAGTATGCAGCCGGTTCGGTTAATCCGACCCGTCAGAACATCCTGCAATACATTTCCGGCACTGTGAAGAATGGCGCTGAAGTTCCGTCATTCGGTGTTTGCGGTTTTGGTACTTGGACTCTGTTGGCTCAAGACTATGTTGGTCAAGAGCAGTATGTCATCACTCCTGGCTCCGGCTTTGACAGTGATGCCAACGGCGCACAAGCTGCTTTCCGCGCACTGATGGTTGCTGGTGTTCCTATTTATCCTGATCCATATTGCCCAGAAGGTACTGTGTACTTCCTGAACACTAACTACCTGTCGCTCTATATCCATGAGCAAGGTTCGTTTGTGTTTACGGGCTTTGAATCGACTCTACCTAACTGGCAGATTGGTTATGTGGGCGCTGTTCTGATGATTGCAGAACTGGTGAACACCAAGCCTAAGTCGATGACGAAGGTGACGGGCTACAACTCTTTGACTCTGTAAGGGAGAACTAGTCATGTCAAACAAAATCCTCGTAGCTGGCGCACCTACCGATTCGCCTGGTGCGTTTTTCCAAGCGTATGCTGCTGGTACTGCAACGGTCACGGTTCCTGCCGGTGACTATTACATTACCCCAACAGCAAACGTCACTATCGAACTCAACACTGATACCAGTGGCAACATCAGCAACGCTTCTTGGGCTGTTGTTGTTGCAAATAACACTGGTGGTTATTTTGTGGCTGATGGTGTCAACATTCGCGCTAATGTGCTGTCCGGTACTCCGACAATCACTCTGTTCCAAGTGAACGGTGGTGAGGCGGTGTCTGAGACTTACGCATAAGGAGCCAACATGAATGCAAACCATGTAGGTGCGCTGTACCCCAATAGCTTTGGTAACTTTGGTCTTGGCAAAGCAGTCGGCGTTTCTGTCGCTGCTACTGGCAATGCCGTTGCCCAAATCCCTGTTGTGGGCGGCTCCTCGTACATTGTTCGCAGGATTGTGGTCGCTAACGCAAATCAGAGCATTGCTACTGGCAACGTGACGATCCTTACCTCTAACGATGGTAATGCGTCCAATGCTGTTAGCAATGCAACTCTTTTGTCTTCTGTCACTAGCACATCTACTTACCAGGATGTTACTCTGGCAACTGGTGCAGCTACGGCAGTTTACTCTGCTGGTTCACTGTACGTTAAGGTGAACACAGCGGTTAGCGGTGGCACTTGCGATATTACTGTCTTTGGTGACGTTGTAACTCTATGACAACTGTCTATGTGACTAACAAGACCGATAAGGTTCTTGTCGATGAATATGCGTTTAAACAGTACAAGTTCCCTGTGAACGAAACTGTGGAGATACCTGTAGAAGTCGCTCGTCACATATTCGGTTATGGCTCTGAAAACAAGGAGCCGGTGGTAGCAAGACTTGGATTCGCAAAGACGTTAAATGATATGCCGGAAGGTTTGGCGTATCTTAAAAAGTTTATCGTTAGCGAAGAAAAGTCTAAACAAGATCGCTCCTTATCCCCGGCGATTGACCTAGTACCCCCGCCCGTGCCGGAAGGTCGGGTGGGGAGAACCGTCCAAAAAGCCGCTTAAATATGGGAATTAAATGGCAACGTTGTCCAGTTACATCACGGAAGTCAGAAGACTTTTGCATGATGCGAACGGAAATTTTTATTCCGACTCTGAACTAACCGATTACATCAATTCGGCTAGGGAACGTGTTGTCCGTGATACTGGTTGCCTCCGCACTATCCAAATTACTCAAACACCGCTTGCACCAGTAGCTTCTGCTGTGCAACCTGTGCCTTGGACTGCTGATACCGCAGTCACGCTTGGAACCTATCTTTTTTCCAACATCTTCATTTACCAAGTAACTACGGCTGGCACAACTGGTACTGACGCGCCTAGTTATCCTGCGTATGGTGGCCTTTATCCTCCTAGCACACCGTTTGCTAGCGGAACTGCCATGCTGACTTATGTTGGCAATGTAGAGAATATGAACTATGTTGCGTTGCCACAAGGCTTGCTGACGCTGGATATAGTTAATATCAATCTTTACTGGGGAAACAGCCGTGTTCCTCTGCAATATTTGCCTTGGACACAATTTAACGCGCAGTTGCGTTACTGGCAAAACTACATTGGTCGGCCTGTTGCGTTCTCTATTTTTGGTCAATCAAAAATTTATCTCTCTCCTGTGCCAGATCAGGTTTATACCGTTGAGATTGATTCGGTGATTCTGCCTACGCCATTAGTTAATGCGGCAACCGTAGATGAAATTATTGATCCTTACACAAACCCTGTTGCTTTTTATGCGGCATACAAAGCCAAGTTTAAAGAACAAAGTTATGGAGAGGCTGAGATTTACAAGCAGGAATATGTCAAACAAGTTCAGGCTGTTTTGGCAACGGTAATGACGCGCCGGATACCTGATCCTTACAGCACTCCGTTTTAATCATGGCTGCGGCTGAACAGAAAAAGTCGTACCAGGTTGTCAAACAATTTCGTGGCGTAAACACGAAGGCAAACCGTACTGCGATTGATGAAAACGAATTTGCGTGGCTAGAAAATGCCATGCCTATTGGTTATGCCAATCTTAAAATAACGCCCTACAGCAGTAATACCGCCGTTAGCTTTGCCAATGTTGCAACAGGCTTATATGCAGCCAACATCATCAATAATGATTATGCTTTGGCGTTTCAAGAAGATGGAAGTTGTGAAGCAGTAGATATTATTTCTAATACCACATCCAATGTGGCTATTGCTGGCACATTTTCTAATTCTGGAATCAACACTACACAATGGAAAAGTGAGCGCGTTCTTATCAGCGATAAGGACAAAGGCATTTTTTCTTGGGATGGCACTAATATTGTAGCTATTGGCGCGGTAGGATCAATAGGAATTGTTAATGGTGGTTCTGGATTTACCAGTACGCCAGCCGTAACTATTTCTTCGCCTAATCAAACTGGCGGTATCCAGGCTGAAGCAGAAGCCATTATTACGGCTAATGCGGTAAGTTCCATCATATTGACTGAGGGCGGTAGCGGCTACACATCACCCCCAACAATTACGATTACAGGTGGTGGTGGCGCTAATGCCAATGCTGTATGCAGCCTTGTAACGTTTGCTACTGGCACTGTCTCTGTCATAGTGACTAATGGCGGTACGGGTTATACCAACGTTGCAAATACCGTAGTCACTATTGCTGGCGGCGGTGGAGCAAATGCAGCAGGTCAGGCTATTCTTTCTGGCGGTCAGCTAATCAATGTCATCATGACCAATGCTGGAAGTGGCTACACCAATGCTTCCAACATTACGGTAACGATTACAGGCGGGGGAGGTAGCAATGCTACTGCAAGGGCAGTTATCAATGCTGATCCGCTTGTTGGCATTCAAACGTTTAGCGGCAGAACCTGGGTGGCTCAAGGAAGGACTGTTTCATACACTGCTGCTGGCACTTACAATGATTTTACAAGTGTTTCTGCTGGCTCACTTACTCTGACTGACAACACGTTGCATAGCAATATTGTGCAATTATTGTCAGCAAATAACTTTTTGTACATTTTTGGTGAAGACAGTATCAACGTATTTTCTGATGTTCGCGTCACAAATACTGGCGTTACCATTTTTACCAATACCAACGTTTCTGCGTCTGTAGGAACGCGACTGCCTTACGCTATTTTTCCGTACTTCCGTTCCGTACTTTTTATGAACGAATACGGTGTGTATGCGCTGGTGGGTTCCACAACGTCTAAGTTGTCTGACGCGCTAGATGGCGTATTCCCTGACATTGATTTCACAACGGCAATTGTTACTGCTGGTCAGGTGTTGCTGAATAATATTTTGTGTGCGGGTTTTAATATCCGCTACAACGATAGCGGTACTTATCGGTACATTCAAGCTGTTTTCTTTGAGCGCAAATGGTTTTTTACAAACCAGCGCACAGATTTAAAGTTGGTCATGTCTATCCCGTCAGATGGCAAGATCAAAATGTTTGGAACAAATGGTACGGGGCTTTATCATCTTTACAATGATTCATCCTCACCAATTGACAGCATTATTCAATCTCCCTTGCAAGCAATGGGTGATCCTATTCGCACAAAGCAAGCGTTAAAGATTGGTATTGAAGCAACTGTTTCAGCATCTGCATTGTTGAATGTAACGGTAGATAGCGAAAGTAATGCTAGTCCTGTTTATGTGCTTGGCAATTTTGTTGGTTGGATCAATAATTTTGGCAACACAATACCCTGGGTAAATAATTCTAGTACGACGATTACTTGGGTTGGCGGTCAGGGTTATAACTTGTATAAAACAGACGCGCAACAGTGGGGTAAATATCTTGGAATGACGGTGACTTCCAACTCCGCTGGATTTGTGGTCAACGGTTTTGAATATGAACACGAATTGAGAGTGAGGTTTTAAATGACTGTACCTTATGCGTTTGCTAATGCAACGACTTCTATCCCGTTATCGCAGCTAGATGCTAACTTTAATACGCCCATTACGATTGGTAATACGGCTGTTCAGTTAGGCAATACGATTACGACAATCA